AGCAGTAGTTTTTGATCTAGGATCAATCTCAGTTTGCTGCTCTGCAACCTTAACATCTTGTATGTTATCTAGTTTTTCCATTTTTTCTCCTTATTCCTGCTTCATTCAAAGCAATTGCTATCGCTTGTTTACGATTTTTTACTTTCTTATCAGATTTTCCGATAGAAAGCTTCTTTTTTTTAAACTCTCTCATTACTTTTGCAACTTTTTTCTGTTTTTTATCCATTTTTTAGTTGTCACTCCTTATAATATCTACTTTTGGCATCATTTGATCTGCATTTGGTAAAGTTTTTCCTAAAACAGTCTTTTGAATTGACGTATCAGCTCGTAATTTTGCTAATTCTTCGTTTTGTTCTAGTTTTTCATCTTGATTTTGTTGATTCATCATTGCTTTCATCTTATCAAGGTCCATTCTCTCCTTACCTTCACGTTCTTTTCTATCATTTTCCATTGCTCTAAGGTCTAATTCTCTTGATCTTAGCTTAGCTATCGGGTCATTATCAAATTGTGAAGTAATTTTCTTCTCTTCATTCATAAATTCTTCCATCATTTCAGCAATTAACTGAGCTTTTCTTGATTCAATTCTTTGTTGCATCTGCATCAACTGCATTTGCATTTGTTGTGCCATCTGTGGATTCTGTTGCATCATCATTTGCGTCTGTTGAATTCTTTGTAACTCATCTCTAAACTCTAGTTCAATCTGTTCTTGAGCCATCAAACTAATATGTTCAAAAATATTTTTTTCTAATGATGCCATGACCATTGGATTATTTCTTGCCATGTTAGTTTCCATAAAACTTAAATGCGATTGTATATGTGCTCTATGGTTTTGACCTGGAAAAGCTTGGAATGGTCTACCACCTAAAGCTTGTATGTGTTCTAACGCTGGATCTTGTGGCATAGGTGGTTGTGGTTTTACTAAAACACTGTCAATGTTTTTTACACCTAAAGCTTCATACATATTTCTATACGCTTGATACATATTATGCATTTGTGGATTTGATGTTGCCAGTTGGAGTTCCGTTTGCGCGAGGGATATACGCTGTGTTTGAGAAAAAATGTTGGGGTCAGCAACTGGCAATATATCTACTCTATCATCAAAGTCAGATTGCATAATCATTTTTTGGCCCCCAACTACATCATACGGATATTGTTGTGGTAGATATAACTTGAATACTCTAGCCATAAGTTGAAATTCATTTTTTAAAGCAGAGTAAATTCTTTTGTGGATTGCAGACATCGTTCTTGAACCACGTTCTAATAACGCAACTGTAGTTCCAACTGCTGCTTGTTGATTACCTTCTCCAACTTGCATATCAGCAATTGACGCAAATCTTTGACCTGCTTGAACCACAACACCCATCAATGACAATAAAGTCTGTGATGGTTCTTTGAACGGAAGCATCATGAAAGAATCTCTTAGATTACCACCTGGTGCGTCTACATCTCTAAACTCACCTGGTTGAATTGATTGTGCATCATCTCTAATTCTGATACCACGCATCTTGAATCCTGCTGGTAAGTTAGATAAAGTTCCTGCATCTAATAATTGTCTTAGAGCTGCAGTCGCTGTTCTAGATAATCCACCAATCATGTGAATCAAACCAAAACCATAGAAACCTAAACCAGGTAAAAATTTAAAGTGTACAAAATATTGTATTTTGTTTTTCTTAGGATCACCTATCTCATAGTTTCTTTTGATAGCTAATATTTCTCTTGATCCTTCTTCTAGTGTTACAATATATGGAAGTTTAATTCCTGACGGCTCACCAGTCTGTTGATTGACATCTTCAAAACCTTCAATGTCTAAATTAACATGACACTCTAGTAAAGTGTATACATCTTCGTTTGCAGATTTAGTAACACCTTCTAATTCTCTTTCTTTTTTTTCTACATCAGATTCTTTGTCACCAGGTTTTCCAATCTCAATGTCTCTATAAAAACCAGCGACTTGTTGTTTCCGTAATTCGTTTTCAGAAATTTTTACACGATGAATAATTGCTTCCGCATCATCTAATGAGGTAGCTGTGTACGGAACAATTAAATCATCTGCAGGAACGAACTTAGATACCGCTCGTCCTTCCACTTCATCATAGTAAACTTTTTTAAAAGTTGAACCTGATAATGGTAAGTGAAATAACATAGAATCAAATTCTGGTTCATACTCTTTCATCTGATCCATAATTTGATAATTCATAAAATCTTTTACACGAGTAGCTTGTTGAACTTTATCTGGAGTTTGCATACCGAGTATTTGTGTTCTAACAGGACCATCGGCTGGTAATAATTCTTTATATGCTAATGCTTGAAACTGTGTGACTGCTTCAGCCAAAACAGGGTGAGTTGCACCAGATGCACCTGAGAAAGGTTCTGTTCTTTGATCGTATTTAAAACCTAAAAGGTCTAAACCTTTTGTGTAAGTTTGTTCCCAATCTTTTCTTGAAGAAGTATAATCTTGATATTTAGAAGAAAGGTCTGATGCCATTCTACCTAAAACTTCATCAGGTAAAAAGTCTGCTAAGTTTGCATAATGCTCATCACCACCTTCTGGCGTTGCCGCCGCAGGATCTAAATTAATATCTACTGAGCCATCTTCGTTTCTTTGTATCTCTACAGGATCAGGTGACTCTTGTGCTTCTTGTGCTGCTTCTACTACCTGTTCTTGAAGTTCTTCTTCACTAGGTAATTCGATTTCTTTTCGCGGTTCGTTTGGAAGCGATTTGTCTATGTCTGCCATTTATTTTTTCTCCAGATTGTTTGACTGTTTTAACAGTATTATAGTTAATATTCAAGCCCTGTGGCGTAGGTCCGGACTCCGGTGGAATCGTTGTCGTTAACCGTTTTATCATTATTTCTCTTTGGCTATGTCTTTTACGTTTTCAATAGAATCTATGATTTCTTCTTCAATATCTTTGTAATAGTTATCTCCACCTATTCTATAAACTTCTTGAGCCTCTCCAATAAACTCTCCTGGTACTTTCACCGAGGTTCCTGCGTCAGGATCTACTTCATACCCATCTTTTCTATATTCAATCATAGCAGGTGCATCTTTATCTGTTAAAAATCTAACCTCTATATTTTCACCATCTTCTAAAACTTTTACACCTTTGTATTCGTATATCTCTCCTATTTTTGGTTCACCAAAACTATCATCTAATCTTCTAAGAATTCCTTTATCTTTTACAGTTTTAACTAAATCAAAAAATATTTTTTCTGCTTCTGACTCTGCAGCTTTAGTTGCAACAACACCTTTTTTACTACCTTTAATCAAGTCTACAAGATTTAATAAACCTGTCATAAAACCTCCAACGATACCACCGCCGATACTAACGTTCTTTAAAAATTTTCTTTTACTTGGATCTTCAGGTCCTTCTGCATAAGTCATACGACCGCCATTAGCAAAAGTTATTCTACCACCTTCTGCTTTGTATAGAAGTGGTTGCATACCTTCTAAGAATGGCTGTGTATCAATACCTTGTGCTTCAAAAAATTCTTTCGCTGCTCGTGGTCCAAACTTCATTGCATAATCTTTTACACCTTGTCCAATTTGTGATTTTTCAAACGCTGGAACTTGTGCAGCTATGTCTATCGGCATATCAGAAACTCTATCAAGATAATCCATGCCAGTGTAATCTGTAGCTTGTGCACGTAATGCAGGTAAATCAAATCTAGGTAAAATTGGAAACTTAGATCTACCACCACCTGTTTCTAAAAATCCTTCTATTGTTGTTTGATCAGATGGACCTTTAATATTTTTAAACATTCCGGTTGCTTGTATCTCGTCAGAGAAACCACGTATGTTTGATATTGCTTTGTTTCTTTGTGTAAGATCAGCTGTTAGTGGATAATACTTTGCAAAGTCGTCTGTAGCACCTTGGTCTAATTTAGATAAAGTTAAAAATGAAGTTGCAAAATTTTTTCGTAAAGCTTCTTCTTGTGGTTGTCTTCCAATTCCTTTTTTAAATTCACCAGACTCTTCTGGAATAATTCCAAGTTGTCTATTCTGCATAAGTAATTTATCTAGTCCAGCAATTGCAGTCATTTTTTGTTGTATGGCATTCTCTGCTCCATACAATGCATACTCAGGACTATCGGTTCCAAACTTTTCTCCAACTTGCTCCATTACATCTTTACCTGCACCAAAGAAACCTGCAGTCGTTGCAGCAATTGCACCTTGTGCATCTCCACGTAATAAGTGTGGCAATGCAAACGCACCTTCAATTCCAATATCAATAGGAGCTACAATCTTTCCAAAAATTTTACCAAAATTTTTTGCAACCTTAATTAATCTTTCTCTACCTTCAGGAGTTTTTGAATCTGTTCTCATTCCTCTTTCAATATCTGCAGAACTACATGTTGCACCAGGTACTATACCTGTTGCAGCTGTTATTCTTTTACCTAAAACCTTACAATAATAATCTAACTCTTTACCAAAATCTATTTTACCTTTTTGATACTGAGAAACTACTTTGTTAAAGTTTTTAAAATTACCGCCTTCAATGTCTTGTATAAATTTAACTAGCTCAGGACTGCCTGCGGCTTGTTTAAGCAATTGTTCCGTAGCTCCTTTTTTTCCAAGTATTTCTGTAAAGTATTGTTGAAATCTTTGTTTTTCATTACTTGGAAAAAAGAAATCTTCTGTAACGACAAGTTTACCATTATCAACCTTATATGCCGCTTTACCTTTTAATTCTGGATAAACATCTTTGGTAAGATCATTAAGTAATTCTAAATTTTTTTCTACCTCTCGTCCTTGATTTATTTTTGAAATATAAGATTTCTTTTTAGCGGAGTAACCACCTCTCCATCCTAACTCAAAGTTTCTATCAACAGTCATACCAATAAGACTTTGTAGATATCTTTCCATTTCAGTTTTACTAAGTCTACTGATATCCGCTATACCAATATTATGATCTATACTATATTTTAATTCTTGAGGTAAATCTTTAGTATCAAAAAGTTTTTTTAATCTACTATTTTCCTTTTCCATAAATGCTAAAATACTTGTTTCACCATTTAATATTTGTTTTAATTTTTTAGGACCTAAAGTTTTTTCAATTACAGCAATATTTTTTTTATAATTAAGTGAATTACTTCTCATTTTTTCTGAATAAGATTGGTAATTGTCAAAAGTGTCTCTTAGAAAAGTTGATCTTGCAAAACCTTTTAAACCTGAATCCTCACTCAAAATAAATAAAATATCGTCTGCATCTTCTAGTACATCTGCATATTGTTCTTTTAATAAAGCTAAAGCCTTACCTCCAGGGGGTTTGTTTATAGATACATACTCCATATATCTTTCAATCCTATTTTTAAAATTAGGATCTTCCATTATTTTTTTCTTTAGAAAAGCTTTTTGAAAATAGTATTTGTAGCTCTGTAATGATCGGTCAGGATTTGCTGAATCTTCTATAAAAGGAGATAATCCGAAAGCTGAGTAAGGCATTGAGTTTTTTGTACCTGCTGAGACTAAATTTGGAAACTCACCATGAGGAGAAAAAACATTTGCTTTTACACCTTTAGGTTTTTCAAAACCTGCATCTTTATAATCTTTCTTTAATTGTTTAATTGCTTTTTCACCATCTTTAATATTATATTTTTCTGCATTCTCTTCAAACCAATTTGTAACCCAACGGTGAATAGATTGTCTAAATTCATTACTCGCTTGTGTATTGATTATTTGTTGAGCTCTAAGTTTTTCTTGTCTTTTTATTTTTCCTTCAGCAGTTGCTTTCTTATCAAAAGCTATTGCTTCTTCTTTAGTATCAAAATAAAATTGCGTCATTCCCGCATCTGGATTATTAGGATCTCTTCTACGTAAACTAAATTTTCCTTTGTTTGGTCCCTCTTGTTTTAATTGTGTGATTTGAGCAAAACCAGATCTTGATCCAAGATCTTCACCTTGAATTGTTCCGCCACCAATTGTATTTTGTTTGTTTGTGAATAATCTTTTTGGCTTCAAGAGATAAGCCTTCATCTGATTGAACTTACCGATCTCCATCTACAGCCCCATCAAATAATTTAAACCGCCACCTGCGTTTAGTTTTCTACCTTTTTTCTTTAATGCTTCTGCTTCTTCCATAGCATCTGCTCTTTTGTTAGCAGCTTCTATTGCCTCATTTATTTGGTCATTTAACTTTTGCATTTTAGCAAAACCTTCAGGATCTGTTTTTTTAACAAACTCCATAAAACTATCTATAGTTCTAGAATCTTCTACATTAAATGGAGCTGCAATATCATCTTTGCCACCACGTGATCCTAATGGTGGTAGCTCTTCTTTGTTTCTTGCCATAAAATCTTCAAACATTTTTTTCTCAGCTATTTTTCTTTTAGCTTTTTCAGATACTTTAGTAGTTTTACCAATTTTAGTTGAACCGGGTGCGATCTCATTTAGTTTTTCTAATAACGCAGTCATGATTCCTTTTTTACCTGAACCTTCACTAAAACCAACACGGCCTCCACCAGCTAATTTGTTTCTGTTCAAGAGTCTTTTTAATAATTGTTCGTTAAACTCTAAACCTTCTTTTTTCAATTCTTTAGATGCGTAATTGATATATGCTTCTAGACCTTCGTCTGCATAAATGTTTTCTGCAACTCTGCCGTATAAAATATTTCTAGCTATATCCTCTGCACCGGCAATATCTTCTAATGACTCTTGTATAAAGATACTAGCAGTTGATTTGTCGTATTTTGGATTTGATGGTGAAAATATAAAGTTGCCTTCTGAGTCCATATCAACATACTCATCAACTAAGTTTTTATCTTTTTCAGTTACAGCACCTAACTGTTTATAAATTTTTTCCATCTTCTGTTTTCGTCTCTGTCTGTAGAGAGCCATTTCATATTCAAAAGAATCTTTATCTGCAAGTTTTGCAAGATCTGGATCAATTCCTGTTTCCTGATCCCTGAGACTGATATACTCGCCATCTTCACCAATCTTATAGTCTCTACCTTCTTTTAATAATCCACCAGTTCTTTCTTCTACAGATGGATCATCTGGTTCTGGTAATTTCTTTTCTCTGTTGATTGTAGTGATTCCTCCAGAGACTTCAGGGTTTGTAGCTAACATATTATCCGCAGCTTTAGATGCCAGTTCTTCACTAACCCCTGATTCCTGCATCAGGATATCTTTAGCTCGTTCTCTTGTGATTTTACCCTGTTGAACTCCGGGTCTTAGTTTCTTTAATATTTCAAAAAATTTATCCATAGTACGTACGTTGTTTCTGTGGAAGTGGTTCATCCTGATAGTCTTCAGGGTGTTCAATCAATCCACCTTGTCTAAATCTCATTACCGCTTGAGTCATAGAGTCGACCAAGTCATCGTGGTCGCCATATGGAAACGCTGCACATTCTTCAATGACTTCTTGTGCAAATTCCATTTCTTTAGGCGCATAAATACGCCCTGACTCAAACAGCGGAGAAACACTGTTAACTCTTGTATGTTTATCATTTCCTTTGCTTGGTGTAAAGTTAATAACAGGAATACCCATTTTTCTAAGCTCGTATGTCAAAGGTAACCCAGATGCCTTAGATTCAACAATTACTGTTTCCGGATTCCAGTATCCGTACTGCTCCATTGCAATTCTACGTAGTTCAGGAAACTCGTATCTACCTTTTATAGAATCAACTAGTATCAGTGCTTTTCCAGAATCTTCATTAGGTGTAAAGACTCCCCATGTCGTTATCGCCGAATAGTCAGCAGAAGATTTTTTCATAAACGCTGTATCATAAGATTGTATAACGTGTTCTAGTGGTGGTAAATCTCCTTCCCAATCTTTCCACCATTCTCTTTTAATTAATGCTCCCTCTTCCCCAGTTGGATTTTGCATGTATTGTGCATTCCATTTTGAAAGAGGGATAGACGCTTTTACTCCTTCTAAATCTTTTATGTTCCAGTATTCAGGCCACAGGGGCTCACCACTTGGCATGATGGCAGGGAATTCTATGACTTCCCATTGGTCTGCTTTAGGTTCTTTTTGTGCAGAGATTAATCTACCAGCCAAATCTTTTTGATTCCATCGTGTCATTACAATCACGATAGTTCCTGATGTATACCACTCGTAAGTCCGTTCCAAAGCTTGAGCATTCATTGCATCTTGTTCAGTGTGTGGGTCGTCAATAATCAAAAGGTCCGCACCTCTTCCAGTTATCGCCGAACCCACACCCGCTGCATAGTACTCACCTCCTTGGGCGGTTTCCCACTTACCAGCGGCCTGTGAATCTTCCTTGAGTCTTGTTTTAAACACTTCTTGATACTCAGGAGAATCGATCAGAGCCTTAGCTTTACGACCAAACCGCACCGATAATTCAGTCGTGTTAGTGGATTGTATAATTTTTAGTTTTGGATTTCTTCCTACCATCCATGCAGGTAGTAAGTATGATGCAAATTCTGATTTAGTATGTCTAGGTGCCATATTGATAATGACACGTTTTACTTTTCCATTTGCAATATCGTTAAATTTTTTTGCCACTCGTTTGTGATGGGACCCTTCTATAAAATCAGGCCAAACGTGTTTTACAAAAGCCATGAAATCGTTTTGGATCTGAGACTCCTTTTTCTTCTCTTTCCACTTGTTCATGTAAAGAGCAAGTTGTCTTTTTACATCGGGCGGCAGCTTTTCAAATTTTTTTAATTTTTCTTTGTCTAGGTTCATAAAGGCTTTGTAAAGTATTTCCTGCTTATGATTATACATAACTTAGCATAAATGTAAAATATTGGGACCCCTTTTTACAAAAAGGGTGGTCGATGTTTTAAAAAGTTTACTATTTTGGAAATGGTTCGGGACCCCTGGCCCGTTAGGGCCAGGGATAAGAAAGGTTAGTCTAATAAGACCATATATGCTTCCGCATTGTTTTTACGGAACCAATCTAGATGTTTACGCATTATACCATAATGCCTATCTTTAGCCGCGGGGTTTGTGTGAAACTCTGCTAAAGCTTCTGCAAGAAAGATTGCGTCATGCTTCTCTGCTTCTTCTTTTGTTAGCATGTAAGATTGACCACTAAATCTATTCTTACGTTCTTCAGTTCGTTCTAGTTCCATACAGCCTCCACAACTCCACCGTTTGTAGCTTTGTTCAATGCTTCAAGGTATTCAGTTTCAGTCAACTTTAAAACCTCAATGCAAAACGTGTGTTTGTGTGATTGCAATCCAGGTGTTAACAGATATTCCGGAACCTTGTCTAAAAGTTCTTTTCTGTTTGCGCCACCTGGTAAGTACTCTGCTTTTATTTTTTTATTCATATTATACCTTTCTGTTATAGGATATTCCTATCATGTCTGCCTAGTTTCGTCAACCTCTATTTTTGTTTCAACACGTCTGCCCCAATATGGAGTATCAACTGTTTCTTTACTTATATTAATCGGTGTTTCAAGAGCCTCGGTCCTCGGCGCAATAGCTACGATTTCATTAACGTACTTGTGGAAGAAATCATTGTAGCAACCTTGACTACAAAACAAGGACCATGCATTACCATTATTCCAATTATTTAATTTAATCTTACGAGTTCTCAAAACCTTTGAGCCCTTGACACCTCGCACTCTGTCAACTGTGTGTCTGGTATGACACTCTGGTCCATGGCACCAATTATAATCACTCATGTTAATACCTCACTGTCCAAGATTTTTTGGCAGTTCTATAACCCCATTGATCTAAATCAAAGTAAGTGTATAAAGCCTCGCCAACTTTAGATGTCCAAAATCTAGATTTGTCATCATGAGTACCTGTTCTAGTGATGTGCTTTCCGTCTTTGTTTGAGTAGTAAGTTATTTTAAATGTTTTATCTTTTATCATATATACCTTTCTGTTATGGGATAATCCTATCATGGATTATCCCATTGTGTCAATAGTTAATTTAAACTATTTTGCTGTTCTTGTAATAGTTGTTTTGCAATCGCAATCTTCTCATCACGAGTTTGTTCAACCTCATCTGTCAAAAGATCAGCTTTGCTTGGTCAAAGTATCTGTAAGATTTTAAACCAAGTTTTAGTTTTTCCATTTTTTTATTTACATGGTCAAACATAGCTTGATGAGTTCTTACTACTTCTTGTTCAGCAGTTTTAAAACTTTCAAACCACGCATAAGTTTCTTGATCTGCTTTAAACTTACGAGAATGACAATAAGATGTTCCAATTACCCAAAGTTTAAAATCATTATCCCACTCATCTCTAGGGTACATTACAGATTTACTTACATCATTACGACTACCCCAACCCAAAAATTTATTTACTGCACTTTCGGAATTGTAATA